TTCAAAACTGTGAATGGTCTGGTTCAGCTCACCAATGCGGACAAGCAACCAATGGCAGAGATAGCTATTCCACAACAGTAAATATTTTAGATGAAAACAATCAAGTCTTATCAACTGTAACACAAAACAGAAACAATGATGCTGGATATTATGGCAATACATTTACTTATAACAATACTGTTATTCATAATGGAACTGGTGCTAGAAATTGGGATTGGACTTGGACAGGTATTGATGGAAATGATATTAATAGCACAAGTGCAGTTGCACCAAACTTACTAGGTGCTGAACTTACTGCTACACTTCTTGATATAGATTACACTATTTTACCACCTGCAATACAAACAGAGCTAACATCTTTTAACAATGAAATTAGTCAAGAGTTTAGAGAGTTTGAACAAATTTTAAAAATTGAAAAAGAAATTAAAATTGAAGAAACATTTACATTTGAACAACCATTAACATTGCAAGAATTTAAATTTGAAGAAATCAAAAAAGAACCAAAGTTTGAAGTAATAAAAGAAGAAGCTCCTATGGAACAATTGGAAGAAGCTCCAATGGAAACAATGTTAATTGAAAATAAAGCACCACAACCAAAAGAAATAAAACAAAAAGAAGAATTAGGTGGTCAAGGTCTTACATCAAAACAAGAAATGACTGAGGAACAGGAGTCAAATCCTCAAGAGTCATTTGCTGAAAATAAAGAAACAAACCAAGAGCAAAAAACGACAAAGCAGAAAATAAGTGAACCTGACAAATCGGACACTGCTTCAGGTGATTCAAAAAATAATATAAATGTTTCATTAAATAAAACTATGGCAAAGATTGATGCCAAAATCAAGAATATAGACAAAAATTTACGATTTAAAAACTTTGTTAAAATTAAGGCGATGACATCTAATAATTTGCTTGAACAATACAAAATTCCTTTTTATAAAAGTAAACGTATTTATGAAAATCAAAATAATATTAGAGATAATAGAACATTATATTCTACAAAGACCCTTGTATCTTATACACAAAACGACCCAATATTTGCTAAAGAAAAGGCAATTAATAAGATTAGACTTGAAAAGCAAAGATTGATAAACGAAATACAGGTATTGAAAAATGGTTAAAAAATTACAAGATAACTTAGCAGCTATCGCAGCACTAATTGGTGTGGTGGGTGCAATCGGTGCAGGGTTTATCACTTATGGCAAAATGCAAGAACAAATAAACGCTGTCGCTGGACTTGACTTGAATCCGTTAATTAAAGAAATTGGACAACAAAATATAAAAATTGAAAAACAAAATAGAAAGATTGCAATACTAGAAAAGAGTATGCAAGTTTTAGAATTACAAATCAAAGAATTTAAAGCACAAAATTCAAATCCATTATTAAAATGAATCATATCAACATAACAGCTTTTGCTGTTTTAGGAGGTTACAATGCAAAAACTTTATTACAAATTTTTACGATGGCTTCTCAAAATTGTATCAAGGTGGGAAAATCGTTTATGGAGAAAATTATACATTAAAAGAATAAACGACAGATGAAACTATCAGCTAACTTTACTCTTTCAGAATTAACTAAAAGTCAAATGGCTACAAGACATGGCATACCCAATGATCCAAAACCAGATCATATAGATAATCTTAAAGCATTATGTATTAATGTTTTGCAACCCATTAGATCAGAATTTTGCAGACCTGTGATGTTAAGTTCAGGTTATAGATCACCTGAATTATGTGTAAGAATTGGAAGTTCAATAAACAGCCAACATACTGCCACTAATAGTGCTGCTGCTGCTGATTTTGAAATACATTCTGTATCAAATAAAGATTTAGCTTTATGGATAAAAAACAATCTTGAATTTGATCAATTAATTTTAGAATTTCATAATGAAGCTGAACCTAATAGCGGATGGATTCATTGTTCGTATTCTTCAAAAACAAACAGAAACCAATCTCTCATTGCCTACAGAGATGAGAATGGTAAAGTACAATACAAACCAGGAGTTTAGAAAATGTGGTTATCGGCAATTAAATTAGCAGCTCAAGTTGGGAGTAAAGTATACGCTAACAGACAAAAAGCAAAGATGGCTATGTCTGAAGCACAATTACTCCATGCTGAACGACAAGCTAGGGGAGAAGAGCAGTATCAAGGTAAACTTCTAGAAGCAAGGCAATCGGACTGGAAAGATGAGGCAGTTTTGATAATTCTCTCAACGCCTGTCATGATTTTGGCTTGGGCAGTCGTATCGGATGACCCAACCGCAATGGATAAAGTAAAATTATTTTTTCAAATGTTTAGTGAATTACCTAGTTGGTTTACTAATTTGTGGATATTAGTTGTTGCTAGTATTTATGGTATTAAAGGAACTCAGATATTTAGAAACGGAAAAAAATAATGATAGAAGCATTGCTGTTTATATGCACTCTTATTATTTTCTTAGACTATTTTAACAAATCATTTTTAATTAAAGACAAAGACGATCCTGATACAAAAAGATGGATTGCTGAAATTGAAGCTGACAAAAGAAGAGAAAAATTTAAGGATAAAGAAATTAAATGAAATATATGTTATTTATTATGCTATGTTCTTTTGAACATAAAACCTGTCTGCCTCCGCTTGAGGGTGGTATGTTTGTTTCTGAAAAAGAATGTATAAAAGATGGTTTTGTAAAAAGTCAAAAAGTATTAGAACTTATTGACGAAAAAGCATTAAATGAAAATGAATATAAAATTCTTTATACCTGCGGAGAGTTGAATGAAAGGGTATAAAATAGGAGTTCATAAATCAAGATCAGGTGGTCTAACAAAAAAAGGTGTTGCAAAATATCGTAGAGAAAATCCTAGTTCTAAATTACAAACTGCGGTTACAACTAAACCTAGTAAACTTAAACCTGGATCAAAGGCAGCTAAAAGACGTATTAGTTTTTGTAAACGTATGAAGGGTATGAAAGCTAAACTAACTTCTGCAAAGACTGCAAGAGATCCTAATTCAAGAATTAATAAAGCATTGCGTAAATGGAATTGTAGGTGAGGCGAAAAAAACCTAAAAAGGTTAATATTCGCAGTGTTGGTGTCTGTAGATATTGCGATGAATTACTAGACACCAGCGATAATTTTGTTATCTTTGCAGACAAGTCAGCAGCACATCATGAATGTTACAGAGTAGACGCAGAAATGCAGGAGCAAAAAAATGAATCTAAATAATAATATACCACCACAATACGCAAAGATTAGAAAAGAGTTTCTTTACAACAAAGAAAAGCACATTGGGGAATCAGAGGATTGTGTGATACATTCAGTAACCACAATGGAAGGATATACACCTTTATTTAATATTCTTCTTCCCAATGGAGCTTTCTATTGCAGATTACCTATTCATGCTTTCTTTCATAAAGATTATGACAGAGAAGATATTAAAGACCCAGAACTAAAAGAACTAACGTATTGGGATTGTATGTCTTACTTTGGTAGTGTGCATCATTTTAATTTTGTTGGTTCATCTAAAGTAAAATTTATGGGTAGAGATAAAGCTACACATGATGGCAGTTATTTATTTACTATTGATTATGCACATCCAAACAAAAATATCATAGACACTACACACTCTGAAATTGCACAAGAACATAAGTACCATCACTTTATTATTATTGAAGATAGTTATTTAAAGGGTAATTTTGCACTTATGCCAAACAATAAGTGTTTGTTTAATGTACCAAATTTTACAGTTGAAAATGCTGTGCCAGATTATAAAGTGAACATGGAATATTTATCTGTTGAAAATGATAATTGGAAAACAGATAATACAAACAATCAATATTATGGAGTAGAAGATGAATAACATACTAACAACAATAAAACACCTTTTGTGTAAAATTTTATGTATCAAACAATGTCAATGTTTATGGAAAAGCAAAGGTAGAAAAAAATGAGTAATGAAGTTTTAAGATTATTAAAACAAAATGATCCAGACAAAAAATTAAGACAGGAGGGTAAATTGCCACCATTAAGAATAATAAATGCAAGTAAATACTTAACCGGTAAACAAAAGAAATTACCTGCAAAGCTTAAAGCAAAAATCATTAAATCAAAGATGAAGAAAGCGAAAGCATAATGGCTAATATACCAACGAATAAGGCTTTGTATTCAAGAATTAAAAGCGAAGCCAAGAACAAATTTAAAGTCTATCCGTCAGCATATGCCAATGCCTGGTTAGTCAAAACTTACAAAAAAAGAGGTGGGAAATATAGAACAGGTAAAAAGGCATGAGTAGAGCAAGTGGTGGACTCACTAAATGGTTTAAACAAAATTGGGTAGATATTAGTTCAAGAAAAAAAGATGGTTCTTTTGCAAAATGTGGAAGATCAAAACAAATGGCTGATGCTAAACGCAAATATCCCAAATGTGTTCCACTTGCAAAAGCTAGATCAATGTCTGCTTCACAAAGAGCTGCTGCAATCAAAAGAAAAAGAACAGCAGAAAAAAAACCAAGACAAGGCAAGAAGCCTAATTACGCAAGAACATAAGTTTGTGGCTATGAACATAGCCGGTGTGGTGCTTAAGCATCATGGGTGGTAGGTGGGATAATTACGACCAGGTGGTAAGCCAAAAGGATATATGTACTTACCACCTAATCTACACACAACAATAAACGATTTTTACATATCGTTTTCTAATGTTTTCTCAGCAAGAGTACACTCTTGATTTTGTGAGACATTAGTAGAACTCCCAAAATTCTGTAAACCTGTATTTAAACCTTCAAAGAAATAAGATACTGGCACATCAAAACCATTAGATAATTGCAGCAATCTAAATGCACTAATGCCATTCCTTCCTTTTTCATATTTTTGTATTTGTTGAAATGTTACGTTGCAAAAATTTCCAACCTTTTCTTGAGATAATCTTTTTGACAAACGAATATCTTTCAATCGTTTACCAATTTGTTTTTCTATATCTGATCGTTTCATTGTTATTCGTTCCCTTTATTTTTAGCGAATAATACCCTTTAAGTCTATTACAACTTTTAGAATACATTTAGAATTTATTTATTTAACTGTAAATAAACCCTTGATCTTCTTTTATAGCCTGTATCTTAGTTCCAATCTTGTGTTGCCTTTCTTGGAACTTGTAGAAAAGCTTCTTGTATTTCCATTGTTTTCTAATGAAATCATTCTGCTTCTCCTGTAGGCTTTTGATCTCCTTTGGATCGTACATCATTCGCCTTATCGTTTAGTTTTATGTTCGCCTTGTTAAACTTTATGCTTTGTATCTCAACATCGCAGTTTGAACCTGGCGTTTCTTTTTTAGCTGCATCTTCTGCATTGCTAAAAAATTCTGTAATTCTTGCTTCTACGCTATAGTAAAAGTCTTTTTTAACTTTACCTAAACTCATCAGTTGTATATGTTATATTTATTTTCAAATTGTTTACAAGTTTTAATTGTTTATTATTTAATCTTATTTTTCTTCTACTTGAACCTTCCTCTTTATCAATAACTCCAATAGTAACCAGGTCATTGACAATAGCATTAGCTCTACTTCTTGTAAAACCCATACCTTTTGCAATCTCTGCAAATGTTGGTGTGTAGTCATTTCTCATATAATAATTTACAATGAACTGAAGCACATCGTATTTTCTTTTACTAAAATATATTTTATTCATCTTTATCTTTCTCAAATAATTTCGTAATATTGTTGTCTTCTATAAATTTTTCAGCTTCATCAATTTGTTTAAAAAATTTCTTTTCATCAAAATTTTTTTTGTCTAAAATTTCTATAAGTTTCTTTAAGTATTTGTCTGCTTTTTTAACATCCATAAGTTTACTACGAATGGAGCTACCATGCTTACCCCCAAATCTAAATAAATGTTTACAAATAGATCCTTTAAGATAGCCGACTCCCTCATCATGAGAGAGTTGGCTAATGATAGCATCCCAAGTTTGGATGCTCTTCTTATAATGTTTAGGATCGTCTGATTCCATAATTAAAACGGAATTTTATCCTTATCTTTCTTAAAAGGATTTGAAATCTTAAAGTGTGGATTATCTTTTCCTGTTTTGGGATTAACTGCATTACCCCAAAAAGATAAATCATAAGTACCAGCAGGTATTGTTATGGATTCTTTAAGCTCAAAATTATTCCAAGAATGAGTCGGTGCTTTCTGTGATGGTGTTTCATTACGGAAAACATTTAAGTATATGGGTTTGTCTAAAGCCATTATATCTCCTATTTGTTTGCGTTTATATTTGTTGTAACTTGTTCGTTTATCTGTTGTGCTTTCTGCTTGACGTACTCAAAGGTACTTGGGTCAGAATCTTTTAAATCCATAATCTTAAACTCTGTCATAAACTTTTGTTTTTGAGTTTCATAACTACCAACGCTTCTTGAATACTTTGCAGCTTCAGATAAATATTTCAAAAATTCATCTGCTACAGCTTTGGCATTAGGATTCGGTTTAGCAACAGGTTTAGTTTGATTGTTCAAAAAGTTTTGCATTTCATCGGCACTTGCAAGTTCTGTACCTGCAAATCCTGCAAAAGCCAAACATCGTCCTACCGCAACGGATTCTTGCTTTTCATAAGATTTCTCACCAACAGATACTTCTTTTGAATTACCTGTAGCAATTAACTTATCATCAAGCCACATCTCACAATGAAACTCTGCCAATCCATTTGCATCTTTAGTTGTTGTTCTAATAGATACTCTTTCACCAAAAGTTTCTCTGACAAAATTTAATCTATCTTTGACCTGGATATAATTTTTCCCACCTTTAACTTTTACAGTGTCATAGGTTTGTTTTGCAAATTCTTTAATAGCTTCTGATAATGTAATCATTTGCAATTTCCTTTTGTAACACTTGGTTCTCCCACAACATCAATAAACCATATATAGGAAAATTGAGTATTATCTTTAGAACATTTTTTTCCGATTGATACTTTGTACTCTGTATAATCTTTACTAGCTGTTGTGCAGCCTACCAAGATTAAAGCAAAGAGTATCGCTATTGTTTTTTTCATATTTTTCCTTTCTATTTAAATTCTAATTTATTTTTTATTTTTTGATATTTAACTATCATTTCTTCCTCAAGATCATTGTCCTCTAATCTTTTGTCAATAAGATCAACTAAGATTAATCTTTCAGAATAAGTTAAATTTGCTTGTTCCATTTATCCTCCTTTGTTAAAACTTAATCTTAAATTTTCATGGCTTTTCTTCATCCAAATATCTTTTTCTTTTCTTAACCTAGTATTGTCATTCATAAGTGCTTTATTATCTTGTCTTAATATATCTTCAGTTCTTTTTAATTGTTTAATCTGCTGTTTAAGTTGATCTACAGTTTCGCTGATAATTACATTGCTGTTATAATTTGCCATAAATGAAATACTCCTAAAATAAATATTAATAAACACCCACCAAAATAAATCCAAAAATCTTTATCAAACATATAATTTTGTTAATCTTTCTATGTATTGAGAATCAACACCCTTCCACCAAAAAGTATCTTTTCTTATTTCTGAAAAATCTGTCTTAATAATACTTGCTAATTTTTTAACATCTCCATCTGCATAACGTAATTTATTCTCCCATATTTTTTGATACATAATTAATTCGTCATAATATTTTTGTAAATTATCAGGTCTTAGTTCAGGTGTATTATCTTCATGAAAAGCTACTGCTTCATCTTCGGTTGCATAAATTAAACATGGTTTTAAATGTGGTACTGCTTTTTTATAGAGTGCCATAGACATAATATCTTTTGTGAAAATTTTATCATCAATTTTACGTTTTGATATTGACCAGCCTTTTTTTGTTTCTCTAATTGATCCAAACAAATTTTTAAAATCATAAAAATAGTTTGATCCTTCCAAGTCTAAAAAACATCTAAAGTATGTTCCAACTCTATCATCCCAAATCGTATATTCTGTTTCTGCTTTAAAACTTGAGCCATGATCTAATTTTAAAACTTCACCAACAATATTTTGAATTATTCCAGGTGCTTGTTTTGCTATAAGATCAGCTTTAATTTGATCTTTATTTCGTTCCGTCATAGTTTTTTACTTTTTCATTAATTATTTTTGTGACTTCATCTAATTTAACTTTATTAACCAACATATTTTGAGCTGCTTCATGAATTAATGTTCCCATAAAGAAACTTGCATTACTTGGTAAACCAGCTCTTTCTTTTGGTGTTAAAACAATACGTTGAAAAAATCTGACATCATCCGGTAAAGAATTTTCTGATTTGCTAGTATTGGTTAAACCAAATTTAGTATAACAATTATCTATAGTTCTTAAATCGTTTCCCATTGATTCGTTTGATAATATAGTTCTATGCACAATGCAAGACCATTTTATTACATATTTATTTACATTGATTAAAAAGTGAATTTAGTTATAAATGATTCGCAGATAGCGATGAAATTGCCAAAGCAAATAAAAATACGAAATAGCACCATTTTGGTGTCTACTGTAGATCCTGAAGAAGCTAAGAGAGAGGATTATATTGGCATTTACGATGGTAAAAAAAACACTATCAAAATAAGCAAAGCAATAAAAGAAAACAAATTATTATGCGATGTGCTTATTCATGAAGTTATTCATGCTATCTTAGATAAGGGGAACAAAAAGATAAGATCGGAAGAACCTACTGTTAATTTTATTGCAACGCAGTTTGTTCATGTCTTAGATAAAAACAAAGAACTGATAGGATTTATAAAACGATGTCTGAAATAGTAACCCTGACCAATTATCAAATTTCTCTTGCAGCTCAAGTTGGTTGTATGAGAGTAACAGAAACTTTAAGAATGAAACAATCTTGGGGTTTTAATTATAAAGAACCAGTTTATTTTCAATTTGCCAAATCCATCTCTGGAGCTTGTGCTGAATTTGCTGTTGCACATTATTTAAAAATAGCACCACAGATTCATGTAAATCATGGAGCAAAGGCTGACATTAAAGTTAATGGCACTGAAATACAGGTTAAATCCCATTTATATAAAAACGATAAAAAACCATTACTCTACATTAGACAAAATGCTAGACCTGGAGAATTGTTTTGTTTTGTGTCTGACAAATCCCCAGAGTTTCGTATACTTGGATTTATTATGGCAAGTGATATTATTTGTAGTAAGGAACGATTGACAGACTTTGGTTTGCCAAGACCTCCAGTTTTTCAGCTTGATCTTAATGAGCTGAAACCATTAAATAAGATTGTATGAAAGTTTTAGATTTGTTTAGTGGTATTGGTGGATTCAGTCTTGGATTAGAGTCTACCGGTTATTTTAAAACAATAGCTTTTTGTGAAAAAGATAAATTTTGTCAAAAAATTTTACAAAAGAATTTTCCTAACATACCAATTGAAAGTGAGGTCAGAGATGTCAAAGGAGAAAAATATGCAGCAGAAGTTGTTACAGGAGGATTTCCTTGCCAACCATTCTCAGTCGCAGGAAAACGAAAAGGAACAGACGATGATCGCTACCTCTGGGATGAAACTATTAGAATTGTTGCCGAAACAAAACCGAAATTTTTTATTGGAGAAAATGTTGAAGGCATTATTAACATCCAAAACGGCATGGTACTCCGACAGGTGCAAAATGATTTGGAAGGAGAGGGTTTCCAAGTCCAATGTCTTGTTATTCCAGCTTCAGGCATCGGTGCTTGGCATCAAAGAAAACGAACATGGATTATTGCCAACTCCAAGACCTTCAGGGGAGGAGAACCCAGAGAGCTTGATAAAAAGAAAGGGTCTGAGAAAAGCTATGCAACACAATTTAACAGCAGCAGTGAAGATGCTGCCAACTCCAAGAGCAAGAGATCACTTTGGAGCAGTAAATCCAAATCAAGTTTCAATGAACAGCAAAGGTTGGACATCAACAAGAAAAGGAACAGGAGTGAGATACGGAGCAACTCTTCCAGACGTAGTGAACAAAATTACAGAGATGTATCCGACTCCAACCAAGAGAGATTACAAAGACTCAACAATAAGCAAAAGTTATCAAAAAAGAAATTCAGACTCCCTGCCAATAAAGATGATGAAAGAAGGCAAACTTGGTGGCAAACTCAATCCAAACTTTGTGGAATTCCTGATGGGGTATCCTATGAATTGGACAAAGATAGAAGCAACCGAATAAAAGCTCTTGGAAATTCTATTGTACCCCAAATTGCAAGAGAGTTAGGATTAGCCATAATTGAGGCAGAACATGAAGCCTGAAAATATTAAATTAAATATTTATGAAATAACTAGGCTAGATAAAAAAAAATGTGATAGTATTCGGCAAAAAATTTTAGAAAAAAAACAAAAATACACTCAAGATGAGCTTAGTTATATTCAGCGTATGAACCAATATAATATGTTTAATAATAATGAACTTAACCACATTGTTGCCACATTTTCAAATCTAGCAATTAGCAATAAATTATGAGTAAAGTTGAAAAGGTACTTTCTGGATTACAGGCTTTTGTGTGCATTATTTTGCTTTTGGCAGTGTCATTGGTCTATTTTGTATTTGTGGCTGCT